CGATGATACGTACTTCGTTCATATAATGACCGAGTAGTTCTTTCAAAGAGTTTAACTGGTTAGTATTCTTATAATAAACGTCATGATTGCCAGGAATAATATCCATGTGAATCTTTTCAGTTCGTAATACATCAAGAAAGATTTTACGATTATGCTCTAATGCTTTGAAGTTAATAAACTTACGATTGTCATAATAGTCACCGAGATGCAGTATCTTCTTGATTCCATTCTTTTTTAGATATGGAAAGAAAACATCACGATAGAACTTTTCTTGATAATCCATCATAATATCCGAAGAGTTTCGAATACCACAGTGGGTATCATTCAGGATTGCGATTTTCATAATATACCTTTTTACACTAAACGACTAGTATTATACACTAGTCTAAGAAGTCTGTCAAGTCTGAATCAACATTTCTTGTACGCTTTTTACGTGTACGTTTACTATATTCTTTTAGTGCTTTGTCATGTGTTTTGATAATATCAATGCGTGTACGAAGTTCATCAACAAATGGTTGTACATCATTTTCGCCATCGTTATCAATGAAATGTTCGATACCCGCTTCAGCAATAAACTTAGTCTTTAAGTCTTGTTGCTTCTTCTCTTTCTCGATACGACGTAGAAAAGCATACCAACTAATCTGTGTAAAGTATGCAAATGCATTAGGGTTACCAGTACGTGTAGCAGTCTCAACATTATAGTTTTCAATCGCTTTCAAGCAGTTCTCGACTGCATCCATGACCATCTCTTCACGATATGTATAGCGTACAAAGTTCGCTTTGTGTGATAGCCCTTCTGCAATCTTAAGAAAACATGATGCGATATAGTCAGTAACTATAGGTGTGGTTTCTTCATTTTCACGTGCCGCTTTAAGTTCTTTGCAGTAATCAACTACTGCTTGAGAGAACTCTTTGTTGTTCACATAATGGGGTTTATCTTTTGCTTTCATATTGTTCTCATACTGTTAATATTATATTCATTATAAACTAAAAAGTGTTACGTTGTCAAGAAATATTCATTTATTTAAAATAGTTGTTGACAACGTTTGGATAATATGCTACCCTAATACTGTAGTGTGCCGGGGATGGAATATACTGTTTAATGAAGTATCTTTGTATTGAGTTGTACAACATTATCAGTCTTATCATCTATTTTTGTTTCTTCTAATGCTTCTTCAACCATACTCACTTCATACATTTCTTGTTCTTTATAATCTAAATCTCTTTCAAAAGATGATTTCTCAAACTCAGCAAATGCACTCATATATTCTTTCTGTAGATATCTATCTGGTCTGTTAAGTGACATTATCTGCATCTTTGATAAAGAAACAAACTGTGATGATTTATCTACATAATGTAAAAAGGGTTTGAAAAGAAAAACTGTATTACCCTCTTCATTCTCACCATTGATAATAGATAATGCGTTACGAATGATTAAGTCTGTTGAGTTATCAGATTTTTCATCTGGCCATTCGACGACTTCGCATAGTAGTTCATTACCACTGACTAACTTGATTTGTTGTATATCTTTGTCCATCAGATTTTCACCTTAGTTATCTTATACTGAAACTTTTCTTTATTATATATTTTTGCTCGTTCGAAACTATGTAGTAGTGTAAAGTTCTTCTTATTGTCAGAATGTAAATCGTCTGCTATATCATATAACTTAGTTGTTGATCCATCATCTGATTTACGTAAACCACGACCAATAGACTGCAACACTCTTATCTGACTCTTCGAAGGTGATGCAAACACAATATTATGTATGTTCTTAATATTGATACCTGTCGAGAACGTACCTAACGATGCAAGAATGATACTGTTCGAATGTTTCTCAACAATGTTACGTACTGCTTCACGATCCGTTGTTTTAGTTTCACCACTTACATAAAATAATCTTTGACCTTCTTGTAACTTGTCTTCGATTAAATCTCGTAATACTTTACCATGCTTTTCTACTAAGTTGAATAGTACGAGAGTATTACCTTCTTGAGTTGTAGCAAGATTGGCAATAAACTTATTACGTTTTTCATACGTAACAATAAAGTCAATCTCTTCTTGATATGTGCGCCCGTCTGTTAATAGACACAACTCGTTATCATATTCAAGCAATATAATATCTATATCAAGTGGAGCCAACGTATCTGACTTCTGTAGTTCATGAGTCGTTGTTACTTGCTTAACTGGTCCAAATAATCCTTCGAGTACAAGTTGGTGTACTTGTGTACCGTCTAATGTACCTGTCGTACCGAATCGATACTCTGCATACTTTGCTTTGTTCATTATAGACGATAACGATTTTGATTTAAAGCCATGTACTTCATCACCAAAGATACAGCCAAAGTCTTGGAACCAAACAGGGTGTAACTTATAGATTGATTGCCATGTCGTAATAACAATACGCTTATCTGTTTCTTTATCTTGACCTGAATAGATTTTGTGACAGTTTTCTTCTACGTCAAAACCATATAGTTTGAAATCTGCATACATCTGTTCAACAAGTGAGGTTGTCGGTACAATGACTAACACTTTTTTATCGTGATTCGCCATGTACCAACGCATGAGCAGGTAGATGATAAATGACTTACCAGAACCTGTCGGAGAAATCAGTATGCAACGTTTACGCTCGATTGCGTGTGTGATTGCTTCGTATTGATAATCACGTGGCATAAATGGTAACTCAAGTGATTCGAGCCACTGCATTGTCTGCATGTGATTAACTTTGTTTTTGTCGTATGGGTATCCAAAAGGTCCTTCTTCTACCTTGATACCATAACCACGGTCGACACAGAACTTTTTCATTGACCAATAGAGACCCGCATTGATTTCGCCATTTGTTCGATTGAACATGCGAATCTTTCCATCCCACACTTTCTTTTTCACTGCGGGCATGTACTTTGCGCCAGGAACTTCAAATGTAAAATACTCTGACATTTCATGTACTATATGAGGTTCACATTTGATGACTTGCAACATTGCAAAGTCTTTCATCCTAAGGGTCACTATATGCATTTAGAATCCTGCTTCAAACTTACGAAAATCAATCATATTCTTGATAGTAGAATGTCGCCACTTTATGTTATCAAGAATCTCCTTTAGTGTATCTATAACTTCTTTTTGATACGATATACGCATCTCGCTTTTCTGGATCTCGGGATCTGAGTTATAGTAATAATCCATTTCACCCTTAAGAATCTTCAATCCATCGAACGGATCAGGATCCCATCCTTTCTCAACAATATCTTCGTGTGACATCTTACCATTATAGTAGAGCCATTTATCTTTCAATAGGAGTTGTTGTTTGAACTCAAGGTCTTTGAGTCTCAACTTTGCATGGGTATATAAGTCTAGATACTTTGCATGATACTCTGGTGTCTTCTGTGATGAAACATCCAGAGCATTATATTCAATGTGTGAGTCTTTCTTCCACTCTTCTAGAATCTGTTCAAGGTTCATAATATATCCTTAATGTAGTTGTAGTCTTATATATTATACTACGTTAACTCAAAATAATCAAATCGGAATGTAACAGGGAACGAGATAAACTGTTCATCTGTTGATGCAGTAAAGGCAATGTCTCCTAATGAGATAGGTAAAGCATTTACATATTTTATTGTACGGTTACTATTATTGTGACTAGACAGCACACTAACACGAATGTCACAATATGATGATAGTGAATCGTCATACATCTTACCCGTATTGTTTTTGTGGTTTTCATTCACTAGTCTTACAAACCAATCATATAGTTCTTCGTACACTTTCATGTTCTCGTCTAGTAGAACATCCATATTTAGCGCACCAAATGTGATAGTGTCACCCGGTGTTACTACTGAACCTACTCTACGATATGCCACTTCTGTGGGCGTTATATCCATAGATGGATGTTGAACTTGTTGTGCAAAAAACTCTAGATTAGGATAGTTTTCACGTGAAATAGATACCTTGAACCCCGTAGGTACAAGATAGTTTGTGTCACACGTAAAGTCAGCCATCGTTTTATCCTCGCTCTGTTAGTGTTATTATTTATACGCATAAAAAAAGGGACACCGAAGTGCCCCTTAAAAATGTGGTCTGGTTAACGATTTATCAGATTCGCCCCAAACTCTTATTATCTTATGCTAAGATGTTATCTACGCGGAAGATACGGTAGTACTGGTTAGTACGTGCAGTAGCAAGACCGTCAGCAGGAGTGTTACCAACAAATGGGTTTGAAGCCATGCCGTAACGAGTCTTAAACCCGATACGTGGTTGGAAATCATTCTCACCAACAGCACGAACCATTTGTAACGGTACGTATGGGCAATAGAATACACCAGCGTCATAAGGGTTAGTACCTTTATAACCAACTGTAACGTAATCAGAAGTTGCATACGGGTCAATATAGACACGAGTACGACCGTTTAATACACCTGCGAATGTGTTACCAGTATCATCAACTTGTAAGTCAGTAGATAATGCAGGAGCATAGTCAAGCATACCAGCCGCTACTAAAGCAGTCGCAACGTCAGATGAACATACGATGATGTTACCTTTACCACGACGTGTTTCTTTAGCAATAACATTTGCTTCACGTTCGATTTGTACTAATAAGCCTTTGAACTTCTCAACAGACCAACGACCATCTGCATCAGTAGATAAGTCGAAAATACCTTGAGTTTGTAAAGTATTTTGACGTGCACCGATTTTCGCTTGGCTGTTAATAGTACGGATGATTTCACGGTTGATTTCTGCAAGAATCTCAGTAGATAAGATGTTTGCAAGTTCAGTTTCAGCGTCAAGACCATGAATCGCTTTCAAGTCTTGTGCTAGTTCTAAACTGTACTCTGCTTTCAACGCACGAGATTTCGCTGTTACAGTCGATTTCTCGATTGTGAAGCCCATCTCTGCAAAATCAGAACCAGTAGAACCTAATGCTTCGGCATCAGCAGTTGGCATAGCACCACCTACAGAAGGAGCATAAGTTGAACCAGAATCAACGATTGAAGAATCGCCGTCACCGTCAGTTGCACCAGTTAGACCAGAAGGACCACGTGCATCATGTACAGTAGAAGAATCACCAGAGAAACCAGTGTATGCTTCTTTGATACCTAATGCTTCTGAATCAGCAGTTGCACCAGCACGAGTAGTCTTATAGCGTGACTTCATAGCGAAGATTAAGCCAGTAGGACCAGTCATTGGTTGTACACCCGCTAAGTCGTATGCCATTAAGTTAGGCATTGCACGACGTACTAAAGCGATTAATACTGGGTTCCAGTTTGCACCAGTAACACCAGGACCAGCACCAGTTGCAGACAAGTTAGTGTTAGTTGGTGATTCGTTAAGTTGTGCTTCTTCCATAAAAGCACGTTCTTGGTTTTCTAAGACCGCCGCAGTTACTGCTTTACGGTGATTGTCTTTGATGGTACCAGCAGAGTTTTCTTCTAAAACTGGTGACCACTTTTCAATGAGTCGGTCATAAGACTCGTTATGGTTAATAGCCATTATAGGTCTCCTATTTGTGGGTTTTCTTGATTGCGCTAAGATACATGTCCATTACACTAGATACTTCTTGTGTTTGGCTTGCATCCCAGTCTTCTGTTAGTTCTTCGTCTTCTTTAACTTCTTTCTTGAAGTAAGATTCTTTTACAGTTTTAACTTTTTCTGCAAATGATTCTTGGTCTTCGAAGTCAAGTGATTCTACTAACGAGTTAAGTTTTTCTACTTCTGTTTCAGCTAGGTCACGAGCAGATTCACGAATAATCGCTTCACGCTGGTGTTGTTCTAGTTGCTCAGACATTTCGATGATTTTAGCAGTTTGAGTGTTAGCTTTTTCTTCTAACTCTTCAACTTGTTCTGCTAACTCATCAACTAGGTCGATTTTAGACTCAGGAACTTCGATGTGAGATTCTACAAATAAGTCTTTCAACTTGCCCATAAAGTCTTCAGCAATCTCAGTACGTAAACCTGCTTCAACAGCAAGTTCATTTTCCTTCATCCAGTTCTCAACAACATAGTTAAGGTAGGAATCAACTTTCTCAACTAGGTCAGAACGAGTTACTTCAAGTTCTTCTTCTAGTCGTGATTGATACTCATCTTCTAGACGTTCTACTTCTTCTGAAAGTTTTGAACGCATAGCAGTTTCGAAAATAACAGCAGTCTTCGCTTTAAACTCATCAGACAAAGTTGCTTCGCTTTCGACTAGTGCATCAAGTTCTGAACCCACAGAGAACTCTGGCAGTGCAACTGCTTCGTCCGCTTGTACGTCTTCAAACTCTTCTTGCATTTTGTCGTATGCAGATTTTAACTGGTCTTTTTTCATTCCAGATAACTTCTGATACATTGCATTAATCATACCTGCTTTCGTTTTCGGCATCGCATCCTGCTTAGTCTGGTCACCTTTACGTGTAGGTGCTTTCTTCACAGGATCGTCAGTTTTGTCTACCGAAGCGATAGATTCGTCTTCAGTGCCAACAGGCATTTTCTGAGCACTTGCTTCCTCGATTGCAGGAAGCATAACATCTTGGTTGTCGATATTCTCAGACATGTTTTACTCCTTATAGTTTTGTTTTAAGCAATGAGAGGAAATTCTTGTACTCACGAACCTGCGCTTCATATAGATGCTTGCTCGGAGTGTTTTTGATTTCAGTCTCCATTTTTTCAATTACTTGAGGTTCCAGAACTCCGTTATTCCAGACCCAATCTACGCCTTCCATGATGCCATTAACAAATGCATCAGGTGCAGATGGATCCTGTACGATATCGACTGTATTTAATAAAAAGTCTTCACGTACGTACATTACTCCGTTCTTTTGCTCAAGACTACCCATACCACGAGTTGACACACCTAGTTGAACACCACCATCAAGTAGACCTTTAACAATCTTACCCATAGGAGTATCAAGTATTTGTGCCTTTCCGACCACATTATTGCCTTCTAATCTTAGGTCAGTAATGAGGTGCGAAACTTTGTCCAAGTTAACAGTGGGACCGTCAGGGTGATTCAACTCACCTACAGCCCGCTTCTTACTAACTTGGGTTTCAACGTAGTGATTTACCGCTTTTTCCATAATGGCTTTAGGGTAAATACGACCGTTGCGATTTTTCTGATCCGCTTGTGCGAACACGCCTTCAATGACATAGTTCTTTTCGCCATTTTCTTTGGCTTCGACGATACATTGTAAATCGTCTTCTTTAAACTCGCTAATCAGTTTCATTATAGTTCCTTAGCAAACTCCATACCAACTTTCTCAGCCTCTTTTTGAGACTTAAAAGTATCGAGTTTATCTTTATCTATGTATACAGTAAAACCTTTTTTGTCCTTGTATACACATACTCTTGATTTTTTAACCTTCTTTTCAAAGGTCTTTTTACCTGGAATCTTTGATGTCTCTTCTCTCAGGTGCTTAAATGTTCTCATTAAACTTTCTCTAAGTTGATTACAAACATATTCCAAGTATCAGAAATCTTGACTCTCTTCTCTGCGAGCCCCATGAGATAATCCCATTGGTCTTTTGACCAGTTGCCGTCAGAGTCAACAACCAATGCTTTACGAGCATATGGTTTAAACTTCTTTAATACTTCTATTATTCTATCACGATTCATCGCACGATATATCGGAAAGAATCTTTCTAAGATGACATAATCAAAATATGTTTCAATATCAAATATTTCGAAATCATCTTCTAGAACGCTGTTACATCTGTATTGTACTTGTACGTCAAATATATCACGTATGTCTGCACAACACTCGTACTGTACGTCCCACTCTACTGAACTAATAGCAAGTCTTGTATTTGCTAATCGGTTCGCTAACTCTAAGTGACCACAAGCGGTGCCCATGTTTAAGTAAGCACCACCTTTATCAAGCATATACAGTCGTTTAACCAAAAGTTCTTTAAACTTCAAAAGGTCAATCTGACCTCTTGGGTTCATATACTGCACTGTACTGAAGTTGTCGGGAATCATATATTTTCCCTTATCACCCATTACAGTATATAGATGCTTATTAGCCGCTCTTTCTATGAGCGACTTTACTTTGTCGTCAACTATCATAAGTATTTATACAAAAAGATATTTTAAGATTGTTCGTCTTCGATATCAGCCTGTACTTCTGCTTGCGCATCAGCCACTGCTTCATCACCATATATAGACGATGCGATTCTCATCTTCGCTTGGTCTAAAGTGTCTTGTAGTCTATCACCAACAATGTCGTTGAATGCCTTTTCAGCAGTCTCGAACTCTTGTGATTGAATAGCATCAAGTAAGTCTTCTATAGGTTTTGAATCAGTTTGAATATCTTCAGATTCCAACTCATCTACTACTACATCATTATCTGCCATTATTTACTCCTTATTATAAATCATCATCTTCATCAGGAATGACGCCCGATGCTTTTTCTTTTTCAATGTCTTTTCTCATATCTTCAATATCAGTGTCAGACATACGAAGAATATTTCTCATTACCCATTCACGTGAATAGTATTCGCCAACATATTGTTCTACTTCATTTAGTAGACTAACACGTTCTCGTACAACCTCTGTCTCTTTCAACTCTGTAAAGTGATTATCTTTTACAAAGTCAACATAGATGTTATCTTTCCATTCGTCCCAATCTTGCTCGGTACAAACGCCTGTTAATAGTAACTGCTTACGTAGAATACCTAAGAATACCCACGAGAATCTACGACGCAATCTATCGATAAACTTCTGAAACTTAACTTCGTCTCGTGTGATTTCAGATGAACGCCCAAGACTAAACTGTGATTCTTGTTCAAGACGATTAACTGGTACATTCAGAGAACGATACAATCTCTTTTGGAAATAGATGATATCGTCAATCTGCCCAAGGTTTTCACCACCTGGCAATGTACTGATTTCAGTACCACGACCATTCTCACGTCTAGGAAGCCAGAAGTCTTCGAGCATTGACATGTGTTTACGGTCATCTTTAATCTGACCAGTATTTGCATCATACACTAACTTGTTACGATATTTAGCCATGATGTCAGACATGTATTGCTCTGCTTTACCACGTGGTAAGTTACCAACATCAATATAGAAAATACGACGTTCGGGTGCACGTGCAAGACGATAGATTACAAGTGAATCTTCCATCATGCGTAGTTGGTTAACAGGCTTTAATGCTTTATGTAGATGTGAAATAACTTTACGTTTTGACTCATCTAACAAACCTGAAGATACATAACTCACCGCATCATTAGATAAACGAATAGCAGTAGTTTTATTTCCTGGCTTGTCTTCGTAGATATAATACTCATCTACTTTATCGACAATCTTTACACCAGTCTCAGGATCTTTCTTATATTTTACTTCTCTAATCTTACGAATCTTCGCAGAATCGATATAACGAATATCTTGAATACCCGCTTTTGTGTTTGCTTCGTTCACAAGTAAATGATGATATGTTCTACCATCGACATACCATGAACGGAAAATCTCATGCCCGATTTCATTAAATCGAATCATTGCAATGATTTTTTCAAACTCTTCACGAATCTGGTCTTTAATCTTATCAGATGTTTCAATATCATCTAATGAAAGTTCAACAGATGTTTGTAACTCTGAAGCAGAAATAGCCTCATTGACGATTTCATCAATCGCCATATCAACTTCGGGGTGTGTAGCAACACCACGATAACGCATCACAAGTTGATGATTATCTTTTGAATCATCACCTTCCATGTTAATGTACTGACCGAAATGACCTGCCGAAGCAGTTACATAACCTGCCCCATCAACGTCAGTCGGTGGAACTACAGAAGGCATATCTTTCTCTGACTTTTTCTTGTCAGCGCCAGAACCCTTCGCTCTTCTCAGTTCGAATCCAAATAGTTTTAATACGCTATCGTTGTCTGCCATGTCTTACCCTAAAATAAAATAGTGGAGACCATTATCGACCTCCACTATTATTTAGCATACCATTAAGAAGTGGTATTTGATTCCCAATACTGATACGAGAATGTTACATCGAATGTTTCGACGGCATCTCTTGTATCATAGTCGAGAGTGATTTCACCTAGATTAACAGGGAAAGCACCTCGAAAGTTGTAACGTTTGATTACAGACTCATCACGGTCTAACTGGTCAACAATCAAGTCTACTTGATAATCAACTGGGTTAGTTAAACCTGTGTTTGCACCATGAGCATTAATACCGTTCATCCAACGTTCAAATGCATCACGTACTGCAAAGTCAGTATCATTAATAATAGTTACTGTCCAATCTTCGAATGTACGGTCACCCGCCATTTTCAGTTCACGCCCACGAAATGGTACGGGAAATGAGTTTATTATTGATTGAGGTAACTGTGCCGCTTTACACATAAAAGACGTTAACTCTACATCCCCGCCCGCATAGGCAGGGAAGTTAAGAGTAGCCTTGAACATGTTAGCACGAGCACCACCACCACGTAGTTTAGATTTAAAATCATCTACACCTAGAATAGCCATGTGTTACTCTCTCCTTATACTAAGCCAGCAACTTCTTCGAAATCTACACCAGTTCTAACTGCTACGAAGTTTAATGTTACGTAGTTGATAGAACGAGCAGGTTTAACGAAAACTGTTGCTACGAACTGATTATTGTCAATGACATCACCAGTGTTGTTTGTATCATCACATACAACACGGAAGTCGGTAATACCACGACGCCCTTTTACTTCACGTAAGAAAGGCTCTACTGCGTTAACAAACTCAGCACGTGTGAACTCGTCGTTAAACTCGAACATTACGTTTTGAGCCGCACCTTTAATCGCTTTCTCAATCGCTAAGAATAAGCGACGAACGTTAATGCGGTCAAATGCAGAAGGACGACCTTGTTTGGTCTTATCGCCATATAGTAAAATCCCTTGACCAGGTAAGTTTACAATAGGGTTAATCGATGCTTTATATAGCGTATCACGTTGTGATTGTGTTGGGCTATATGCAAGTGATGTAACGCCTAAGTACTGCCCACGTCTTTGTCCTGCTGGTGAGAACCAAGGTGCCGCTACGTTATCTGTAGCCGCCATGATACCCGCAGTAGATGAAGCCGCTGGAATGTAAACATACTCGTCATTGTACTTATCATAAACTTTAGTAAAGTTATTATCTACGATTAGATACGAAGTTGATGTTAGACGATTAGCAAATGTTACAGTGTTTGATACCGCAGTCGCAGTATTAGTAACACCTACAATACCTTCACGAGGTGGTGAAGTAACTGCAACACAGTCTTTACGTGTTGTACTAGCAATAGCCGCAATGTAGTTAGCGATTGTTACTTGGTCGTCTGTAGTAGCCATATCAGGCGCAACCAAGAAATCAACTTCAATAGTGTCTGCGTCAGCATATTGGTCAAAACCTTGCTGATAATCGCCTACATCTTTAGTGCGCTGTACACCACCAGATAGTGACATATTAACAGTAATACCTGCGTCACTGTCAGTTGCTACCCAGTTAGTTGCTGTAACACCAGCGTTGGTGATATCTGCCGCTAATGATGTTGCCCAAACATATGATGATTTGTTGTTTAATACATCAACAACATAGTTTGTGGCGCCAAATGCAGTTTTTGCATCGCTTACTACTGACAAGTATGGGAATGTTTCTAAAACAGTACCCGCAGTACCTGAAAGTTTACCGTCTTCGTCAATAACTGCTACGTGAACTTCGTCTAATGCCGCTGAAGAATCAGCAGATAGATTTGATACGTAGTCAGAAGTTCCTGGCTTGCCATCAAATAATGATGAATATGCCCATGCATTAAAATCTGAATCAGCAGTAGTTGCAGTAAATACTGAAACTTTTAATGAGTTACCTACTGAGCCAGGATATTTTGCTAGAACTTTTTGTGCTGAAAGACCACTTTTCTGTGTAGTAAAGTCGTCTAAGTTTTTGATAAGTTGTGAGTCACCTGCCGCAACAGCATTTCGATCCGAGTCTGCATGTACACGAGTAACATATGCGTTACTTGAATATTTTAAAAATGCAGAAGCAGATAAAAAGTCTGTAGACGTTGCAACGTCTGAATCTAAGCCTGGAGCGCCAAAGTTTGAAACCAACTCAATCTCGTTTCCTACGAGTATTGGTTCTTCAACAGGTCCCCAAGCAAACTCACCAACAATGCCAGCAGTAGAAGTTGTGACAGCAGGCACTACACCTGATAAGTCAAACTCTCTGACATTGATATTTGGTGATTCTGAAGGAATCAGTGCCATAGTCGTGTCCTTTTGTTTGTTAACATGAATAAGAGAGCATAATACGATTTATATCTCAATGCTATTATTTATAAGTATTATGATTTTAGTAAAACTCGTCTTGCCAGTTTACCTGCCAATGGTCGTTTCGCTCGTTGTCTTCTATCTCTTTTATTGCATCTGAACCATCATCCATGAATCCAAATGGGACTATATCGTTTTCTATCTCTCGCATTTTATTCTCAAACATCATTTGTTTAAGATTAATGTCAGTCATATCATTAAACATCTGTGTTGAAACAAAGTAACCAAACATAACAAGATTCATCATCAAGTCATCATGGTTACCATCTGAGGCTTCGTATGACTGACCTTTCGATATGAACGTTGATATTTCAAGTACAGTATTCTCGTCATAAACTTGTAGTTTACGTTCTTCAAGTAAATCTTTAATACCCGAACAACCCAGTCTCTTGACTTTACGATTCATCTCAATGCCAATCGCATTTGCTTTAGTTGCTGATTCGACGTGTACGTTCTCATACTCTAAGTCGTGGTATAAGCCATTACACACAACTGAACCTTGGTCATTTGATTCGATTACTACATATGCTTGATTGTAAACGGTCGCATATTTATAAATAATGTCAGGGTAGAGTATTGGAGAGATAGTATTATTTCGATACACTGCGACTTGTTTAAATGGTCGCTCAGTAATATCAATCACATTAAATGTTGAATAATCCTGTCCTCTACCCTTCGCCACATCTACTAACATAATGTATTCGTGATTCTTTATTGGTTCAGAGTAAATGAGAACATCACCGCCCTCATAATAACTAATCGGATTAATCGCTCTAAGTTCAAGTAATGTTTCTGCACGTATGAGTGTATCACCTGTACCAAAGAATGTGTTACCAAACTCTTGGTCGAACTGTAACTGCGAAGTATTAGATATTGTTTGACGTTTCCATTCTTCATCACGCCCAGGAACATCCCACCAGTTTACTGTAAATGGTTTAAACTCATTTGTCTTCTGTACAGCACCTTCCCATATCTTATGGTACATGTTACCTATGCCGTTAGCAGTAGAAGTAATAATAACTTTGGTATCTTTACCAGATGAGATTACAGGATATGTTGATGTATAGAACTCTGCGGCATTCTCGACGAACGCAAACTCATCGAGAAACAGTAAGTTAACTGACATACCACGAATAGATGATCCCGATGTAGCGGCCGCTAGAATACGTGAGTTATTCGAAAACTCGATTGAACCTTTGTTTAGTGCTTTACATCCTGGCTGTAAAAAGAACGGTAAGTTCTCTAGCATCAATGTAACACGTGCTAACATCTCACGTGCAGTTGCACCTTTGTTAGCAAGGATTGCGATAGTCTTTTCGGGATGAAATAATGAATACCATAGTAGATAACCTACAGATGATATTGACTTACCAGATTGACGACATGCAAGTACAATCGAGAATCGATTATCTTGAAAGTGTTCGAACATCTTTTCTTGATAGGGATATAAGTCAAAGTTGACAAGCCCTTTATCTAGATGTACGACTTTTACATATGTACGGCAGAAATAAGATGGATCTTTCATGCACTTTGCATACTCAAGAACTTCTTCTTGTGTCCAGTCTTGGTCTACACCATCACGCTTAACATTTGGATTACCAAGATAAGAAAGATTCTTATTCTGATTCTGATTCTGGTTTGACATCAATCACCTGTTCTTCTTCATTTTGTATTAATAGTCTTTGAAGGTCAGTTGTGCTACCAATAAAAACATTATTGTTAGTGATAGATTGTTGTTCGGGATTTGCGACTGCTGTTGTTTGTGTAATGTCTTTATTTTTCTTATTTAAATCCATTAACTTATCATTAACGTCAGCAACACCTTTAATCATATTTGAAAGAACTTCAAACGCTCTAGGGTGTTCACTTTCACGAGCAACTTCTATCATGAGTTCAAGAGATTCACGCCCCTTTTCTATTAAGTCATAGTAAGTGTCACGTGAATACTCGTAATCGCTCTTTATATTTTTGTCATTATCTGTCATAGTCTTATTTATTGTATGTCAAAATCGGGATCTAGACCATCACCTGTATCGCCACCAGATTCAGATCCTGTTCTTGTTGCTGTAACACCAAAATAAACATTCTGAGTATCACTATTAGATGTATTAGCAGTTTCTTGAACTTCAAAAGATATGTTCATTGTAGACGCATACGAAGTTCCAACCGAGACTGCTGATACTGCAAGTGAGTATATTCTATCAATGTCTAATGTTTGCGCAACACCGAACGAACCACTACTTGACCCACTTCCCGATGGTGATGTTACAAAGGTACCTGTTACAGTATAGTTGCCTGGGTTACTAGGTGCATCGCTTGCCCAGAAACCTATTTCTACCCATGTATCTTCATTACCCGGCTCTTGATTACCTTGTGCTTCTATAGAGCCTTGGTCGGTAAACTTAATACGAGCAATAGATGTTTGAGAAGTAGTTCCTACTCTTGTGTCAGTAATATTACTAATAGATTCACCAGAGGCTGCCGTAAAGTCAACTGTTACCGCAGGTGTGGCATCAACAACTGTGAAACTACTTGTTGCAACAGGAGTTCTTGAACTCTCATCATCATAAACTTCTACAGTATATGAGTCGTTTGTAGTATCTAAGTTTTCAGCAACCTGTAAGTTAAACGAACCGCTGTTACCTGATACTACGAAAGAACCCGCAGGTGCAAAATCAAAGTCATCAAAGACTTGAGGTGATGCAAATACTATATGTTCACCTGCAATGATTTCGCCATGTGTCTGTGACATTGTAACAGAAGACGACGTAACATTAGTTACTGTACCTAAAACAGAAACACCGTCTAGATTGTATGCTTCCATCCCGTTCGTAATGCCAGTTGTTTGGTCAAGATAAACGATAGATGTACCAGCAAATGCATACTGGTCTGTAATACCAAGTACTGTTTCAGCCAATCTATAATAATGCGTTCTATTAGGTATGCTAGTACCACTAATACTCACTGCTAACGTATCACCTTCATTTACTGAATCATTTGCTGTAATGTTATATACAGCATTTACGTCAGACATTGTAAACGCATGAGTATCTAAAGTTGCGCCACCTAATGAAGCATAGTTGCCCGATGATATCGTCAACAAGCCACTTTGCACACTATCATATGTAGGGCTTGCTGTCGTCGTGAATGTATATTCAGTATTGTTATTGCCTTGACACAGTTGTTGAATAGTAGTGTCATCAAAACGACTAGTAACACCCGCACCAGATATTTCAGCAAAGACACGTAAGTCAGCACCAAGAACTCGAACCAAGAATTGGAAGTCATCCCCTTCAGTGATTGCAGTTGGTGCACCGATTACAATCTCTGCACTAGCAGTAGATGTATCGTTAATAGTAATAACATTTGACTGTGCAACTGCACCAGATGATGCTGTTGTTGCAACAAATGCTCTAAATGTTTCTGTGCCTTCTAGTGTTTGGTCTGCTTTAGAACGGAATCTAAATGTACCTTGCCCACCCACAACACTAACAGTATTACGATTACTTTCTGTGGCAATAGAACCATAGATTGTATCTGATACGTTGACATCATCGCCTTCGTACCAATAATAATATGTTCCGTCTACACCCGAAGTGAATGTAAACTCAACATCATTACCTTCGTCTACACTATCAATGCTCTCTGTTAACAAATATGAGTTTGCAAGTATTTTAAACTGTCTAGATGCTAATAGATTACCACCAGTAGGTGCATCATACAAGTTAGCAATAAAGTTTTCGTCTTGTGTCTCATCACTATCTGCGAAGGTCACGTTATTTGTTGAACCTGCATTACTTGTGATTGTAACAGTCTCACGACTAGTCGAAGTAGGTCGCCCGCCTAGAAAATCTTTATCATTAGTCTCATCATTCTCGATATAGAAATATGTGTTAGTCGCATCTTGTACGTTTCTAGTTTCTATATCAAACGATGCTACAGAACCTTCTGCTATAATAGCAGGATTCATTTTAATAACATATGACTCTGCTGAATCATTGACTTGGAATGTATCCGATACTGTCAGTGGATTAGTGTAGTTTGAGTTAGTTAATGATAATGTTCCTGTCACACCACCAGTGTATACGTCTGTTGCAGAAAATGGTATAGAGAATATATCTGAGATACCTGCAATAGTATGTGAGCCACTGTCGATAAACAAACGTGGATCAGATGCCGCAGTACCTGTGATTCTCCATGCTATCTCATTACCAACATCTTGTGAGTCACAAGTAATCTGTGCAAGCAATCTTTGACCTTCAAAAATATCATCTACTTGAACTGCAAATGCAGGAGTAGAGTTTGTCAACGTGATTGTTGCTGAATCTTTACCGATACCATCTGGTGTTTCGATAATCACTTTAAACTGTTCACCACCATCTGATTGATTATCGATGCGTGGTCTCATTGAAAATGATCCTACTGAGTTGTATATTCCAAAGCCTTGAGGGCTAGACTCACTAGGTGGTGGTACGAGAAAATCAGAATCAGTTGTCGTAATATGGTCAACATAGTAGAACATCAAAGTATTGCCATTACTAGGCAGTTGTGTTCCCGATACGTTGAATACCATATTTTCATTTTCACCGAACGATGAACTAAGAGGAGTCAAAGTATATTGTGACTCAACATCATTCAATGAAATATCAATAGCGTCGATTGTGCTACCGATATTATCTGTAATCAATACACGAAATGATTCAGTGCCTTCTGCTTCATCAGAATCGAATATAGGTTTAATAGAAAAAGATCCTACTGCAACTTCAGA